GAGATGAGATAATGCCATGGAAGAAATTCAACTCTAACATGGCTATATCTGTTGAATATGATTTAGAGTATTAATGAGAAGTATATTCAGTTTTATAGTTGAGCCATTAGGCGAAAGATATGAAAACAGCATTAAGGTAGATAATAAAGAATTATTGCTAAATACGAAAATAGAAAGTTTTAAATCTGTTAATAATGTAGCGGTTGTGATAGCAACTCCTTTAGCATTCAAAACAGAAATTAAAGAGGGAGATTTAGTAGTAATTCACCATAATGTGTTTAGAAGGTTTTATGATATAAGGGGTAAAAGTAAAAATGGTATGTCTTATTTTAAAGACAATAAATATTTTTGTAATGCCGACCAAATCTATCTGTATAAAAATGATAAAGAATGGATCGCTTTTAATGATAGATGTTTTGTAAAACCAATAAAAAATAATGATTGTTTTAAAGCAAATAAAGAGAGAGAACTTATTGGTATATTAAAATACGGAAATGAGTCTTTAAACAAGCTTAAAATCAACCCTGGAGATCTAGTAGGCTATACCCCTAATGGTGAGTATGAGTTTATTATAGAAGGCCAGCGGTTATATTGTATGAAATCTAATGATATTGTAATTAAATATGGATACAAAGGAGACGAAGTTGAATATAATCCAAGCTGGGCACAAAGCGGTATTGGAGCTAATTAAAGTTGCAGAAGAGGCTATATTAGATAATGGAGATGACGATTTAGCGGCAGACAAATTAAAGAATGCTGCAGCAACAAAAAAATTAGCAATATTCGATGCTTTCGAAATACTTGCTAGAATAGAAGATGAAACAAAAATGATTGAGGAAGCTTCTAAAGAAACTGTAGCAAAACCATTTAAAGGATTTGCAGAAGGGAGATCTAGATAATGTACGAACAAACTTTATACAAAGTATTAACAGATTATATAAAACCTGCTGTTATTAAGAAAAACAATAGGTTGAATAAATGGAAATACGGATACGATAAAGATTACGATGTAGTTGTTATCAGCAAAACTGGCAAGATTGGAGAAATATACGAAATACAAAATCTTAGAATTGCATTACCATTAATAGAAGACGCTTATAAAAGATCTGAAGTAAAAGAAGAGCAATATTGGGAGCAAGCGCCATATCCAAAAGAATTAGATAAAATAAAGAACGTTGGGGATTGGAATAAACATCCCGATAGTTTTAAAGAATATTGGTACGATTACATAGATCTGGAATTCAAAAGAAGAGACGAAGGATTTTCATACTACAGTAATGGTTCACCAACTTATATAACAGGTACGCATTATATGTACTTGCAATGGAGCAAGATAGACGTTGGAGCAGCAGATTTTAGGGAGTCAAATAGATTATTTTTTATATTTTGGGAAGCCTGCAAAGCGGATCCGAGGTGTTACGGAATGTGTTATTTAAAAAATAGACGTTCTGGATTTTCTTTTATGTCATCTGCTGAACTTGTAAACCAAGCAACAATATCAAGTGACTCAAGATTTGGTATACTATCAAAATCTGGAGCTGATGCTAAAAAAATGTTTACAGACAAGGTTGTGCCTATATCGGTTAACTACCCTTTCTTTTTCAAACCTATCCAAGATGGTATGGATAGACCAAAAACAGAATTAGCATATAGAATACCCGCTTCTAAACTTACAAGAAGAAAATTAGATTCTAATGAAAAATTAGAGGAGCTTGAAGGATTAGATACTACAATTGACTGGAAGAACACTGGAGACAATAGCTATGATGGTGAAAAATTAAAACTATTAGTACACGACGAAAGTGGTAAATGGGAAAAACCTGATAACATATTAAATAACTGGCGTGTTACAAAAACAACGTTAAGATTAGGTAGTAGGGTTATTGGTAAGTGTATGATGGGTTCAACCTCAAACTCTTTAGACAAAGGGGGAGAAAACTTTAAAAAATTATATAATGATTCAGATGTTACCCGCAGAAACCGCAATGGACAGACTAGCTCAGGATTATATAGTTTGTTCATACCTATGGAATGGTCGTACGAGGGATTCATTGATTCTTATGGAATACCTGTATTCGATACACCAGAAAAACCAATTAAAGGTATAGATGGTAGTTATATAGAATACGGGGTTATAGAACATTGGCAAAATGAGGTTGATGGTTTAAAACAAGATCAAGACGGTTTAAATGAATACTATCGTCAGTTTCCAAGAACAGAGCAGCACGCATTTAGAGATGAAGCGAAACAATCTTTATTTAATCTTACAAAAATATACGAGCAAATAGATTACAATGATGATCTACGAAACTCATCGGTATTAACAAGAGGTAGTTTTCAATGGGAGAATGGAATACAAGATTCTAAGGTTGCATTTTACCCAAATAAAGACGGAAGGTTCTTAATATCTTGGGTTCCACCTAAACATCTCCAAAACCGTGTAATAATAAAGGATGGGCTTAAATATCCAGGAAATGAACATTTAGGTGCATTTGGATGTGATAGTTACGATATATCAGGAACAGTCGATGTAAGAGGATCAAATGGATCATTGCATGGATTAACTAAGTTCTCAATGGAAGATGTTCCGCCAAGCCATTTCTTTTTAGAGTATATAGCTAGACCACAAACATCGGAGATATTTTTCGAGGAGGTTTTAATGGCGTTAGTTTTTTACGGTATGCCAATATTAGCAGAGAACAACAAAGCTAGATTGTTATACTATTTAAAAAGAAGGGGTTATAGACCATTCTCGATGAATAGACCGGACAAAGCCTGGAACAATTTATCACCAACTGAAAAAGAAATCGGCGGTATTCCATCAGCAGGTCAAGATATTATACAAGCACATGCTTCAGCTATTGAAACTTATATAGAAGAACACGTTGGATATAAAGAAAGCGGGTATGGTGATATGTATTTTCAAAAAACATTAAATGACTGGTCTAGATTTAATATAAATAATAGAACAAAGCATGATGCAACAATAAGTTCTGGATTTGCTATAATGGCGTGTAATAAACATTTATATTCTCCATCAACTCCATACAAAAAAGAAAAAGTAGAATTAAATTTCAAAAAATACAATAACCAAGGTTATAGTTCACAAATAATATAATAGATGATTTATACTAATACGAATAGCTCTTTCCCTAGTCAGGTAGTACCAGATGAAGAAAAACAAACATTAGACTATGGTTATGCAGTAGGCTTGGCTATAGAAGGTGAATGGTTTAGAGGTAATAGAACTAGCCTTGGAAATGACAGATGGAGTACCAACTGGCAAACTTTCCATAACTTAAGACTATATGCTAGGGGTGAACAAAGCATACAAAAATATAAAGACGAGTTATCTATAAACGGTGATTTATCTTATTTGAATTTAGACTGGAAACCAATACCAATTATACCAAAATTCGTGGATATAGTTGTTAATGGTATGTCTAATAAATTATTTAAAATAAAAACATTTGCACAAGATCCTCAATCTGTAGCGCAGAAGACAAGTTATACCGCTGCTATTTTGCGAGATATGAATGCAAAAGATTTGTTAAATGATATTCAAGAAAAATTAGGAGCAAATTTATATAGTACGCCTAATCCAGAAAGTTTACCAGCTGATAACGAAGAATTAGAAATACATCTTCAATTAAACTATAAGCAAGCTGTAGAGATTGCGGAAGAGGAAGTTATTAATTATGTTTTAAATAAAAACAAATATGATCAAATAACTAAACGATTAAATTACGATTTAACAGTATTAGGTATTGCTTGCGCAAAAACCAACTGGAATGGATCAAACGGTATCACAATTGATTATGTTGATCCTGCTAATTTAGTTTACTCTTATACGGAGGATCCTAATTTTAACGACATGTACTATGTTGGCGAAGTAAAATCTATTAGCTTAGAGGAATTAAAAAAAGAATTCCCTAATCTAACGGACGAGGAGTTACTAGAAATAGAGAAATTTCCTGGAACAAATGATTACACACGTACTTACGCAAACCAAAATTACGACACAACCACAATACAAGTTTTATATTTTGAATACAAAACATATTCTAACCAAGTATTTAAAATAAAACAAACAGATCAAGGATTAGAGAAAGCATTAATTAAGACAGACGGTTTCAATCCGCCTCCTAGCGATAATTTTAATGTAGTATCAAGAAGTATAGAAGTTCTTTATTCTGGAGCAAAAATACTTGGACATAAGAAAATGCTTAAGTGGCAATTAGCTGAGAACATGACAAGGCCATTAGCTGATACTACAAAAGTAGATATGAATTATGCTATTTGCGCACCACGCTTCTATAAAGGAAGAATTGAGTCTATAGTAAGTAGAATTACTTCTTTTGCGGACATGATCCAAATAACGCATTTAAAACTGCAACAGGTCCTCGCTAGAATGGTTCCTGACGGTGTTTTTGTTGATGTTGACGGATTAGCCGAAGTTGATTTAGGTAATGGAACAAATTACAATCCAGCTGAAGCTTTAAATATGTATTTCCAAACGGGTAGTATTGTTGGTAGATCTATGACACAAGATGGATCAGGAAACCCGGGCAAGGTGCCTATTCAGGAATTGCAAACATCGTCTGGTAATGCTAAAATTTCATCATTAATAAATACATACCAGTATTACTTACAAATGATTCGCGATGTAACCGGACTTAATGAAGCAAGAGATGGCTCAATGCCAGATTCTAATTCATTAGTAGGTTTACAAAAATTAGCTGCAGCAAATTCTAATGTAGCTACAAGGCATATATTAGATGCTAGTTTATATATAACATTAAGATTATGTGAAAATATATCAAAAAGAGTAGGCGACTCATTAAAGTTTCCTTTAACAGCAAATGCTTTAATACAAAGTATTTCTGTTTCAAATGTTAGGACATTAGAAGAATTACAAAACCTTGATATTCACGATTTCGGTATATTCTTAGAATTAGAGCCAGATGAAGAAGAGAAAGCACAATTAGAACAAAATATACAAGTTGCTTTACAAACCGGCGGTATTGATCTTGAAGACGCTATTGATTTAAGAGAGATCAATAATTTAAAACTTGCGAATCAATCTTTAAAATATAAAAGAAGAAAGAAACAAGAAAGAGATCAAGCTAATCAACAAGCTAATATACAAGCTCAAGCTCAGGCAAATTCTCAAACAGCGGAAGCTGCAGCGTTAGCAGAAATGCAAAAACAACAAGCATTAGCTCAAACTGAAATTCAAAAAATGCAAGCAAAGAATCAATTTGAAATTCAAAAAATGGAATATGAAGCTAATCTTAAAAAATTGTTAATGGCTGAAGAGTTTAAATACCAAATGCAGCTAGCACAAATTAATGCCCAAGCGCAACAATCAAAACTCAATACTATTGAGGATCGTAAAGACGCCAGATTAAAAACAAACGGTACACAGCAATCAGAGCTTATAGATCAAAGACAAAACAAAACAATGCCAAAAGATTTTGAATCCGCCGGTTTCGACAATATGAGTGGATTTGATTTAGCGCAGTTTGAACCAAAATAAATTTTACCAATTAATTTTATAATATTATATCATGTCAGAAGCAATTACACAAGAGGGGGAATTCAAAATAAAAAAACAAACCCCAAGAAAATTAAATAAAGTGGATCAGATTACAAAGGTTACTATTAAAGATGATGAACCTATTATAGCAAAAGAACCTGAAGTAACAAAAGTATTTATCGCTAACGAAACAGAATCAAAAGATGCCCTTCAAGAGCAAATCGCAAATGAAAGCTTGCTGGTCAGCAAAGGACCCGAAGTGGGATTGCAAGAAGTGGTCCAAGGAAACCAAGAACCTAAAATCGCTGCCAGTCAAGAAGAAGAAATAACTGTAATAAATGAAATTACAGAAGAAGAAATTGAGCAAGAAACAGCTAGTTTAACACGACAGGCTAACGACGCTATAAGAGCATCTGAGTATTCAGGTAAACCTTTACCAGAAAACATAGAGAAACTTATTTCTTTTATGGAAGAAACTGGTGGAGATATTAATGATTACGTTAGACTTAATGCTGATTATTCAAATGTAAATAACGAAACCTTATTAAAGGAATATTATAAAAAAACACGTCCACATTTAGATAACGAAGAAATTGAATTCCTTATGGAAGACAAGTTTGAGTACGATGAAGAGTTGGATGAAGAGCGAGATATACGTAAAAAGAAACTCGCTTTCAAGGAAGAGGTCGCAAAAGCAAAAACCTTTTTGGAAGGACTTAAAAGTAAATATTACGAGGAGATCAAGTTGAGACCTGGTATTACGCAAGAACAACAAAAAGCAAATGACTTTTTCAATCGCTACAAAGAAGAGCAACAAGCAGTGGAGTTGCAGCATTCTAAATTCAAACAAGCTACTAAAAATTTATTTAACCAAGATTTCAAAGGTTTTGATTTCAATATTGGAGAAAAGAATTTTAGGTACGGCGTTGCTAATAAAGAAGCTGTAGCAGATAAGCAATCAAATATAACTAACCTAGTTAAGAAGTTCTTAAATGATAAAGGAGATGTTGTAGATTTGAAAGGGTATCATAAAGCCATGTATGCCGCTGAAAATGCAGACACAATTGCAAAACATTTCTACGAGCAAGGTAAAGCCGATGCCATAAAAGAAGTCGTCGCAAAATCTAATAACATCTCTACTGAGCCAAGACAAACAAGTTCTGGTGAAATATTTGTTAATGGATTACGTGTTAAAGCAATTAACGGTGTTGATTCTTCAAAATTGAGAATACAAACAAGAAAATTTTAACATTAAACTAAAAAATTATGGCAGTAATAACGCCTTCTCCAGCATTTGGTTCAATTATACCAAGTCAAACTCAAACCCCTAACCCAGGGAGTTATTTAACATTTGATTCCGCCTCAGGTGGTGGAACATTCGCAAAACAATACTTACCTGAAATCTACGAGCAAGAAGTAGAAAGATATGGTAATAGAACATTATCAGGATTCCTTCGTATGGTTGGAGCTGAAATGCCTATGCAATCTGACCAAGTTATTTGGTCTGAGCAAAATAGATTACACATTGCTTATAAAAATGTAACTATTGCTACAGCAACAACTTTTGAATTCCAAGTAGGTACTGTTACACAAGGTAACGTTACATCAACAGTTACAAATGTTTTATCAAAAAACCAAACAGTAGTTATTATTAACCCAGCAACCGGAAGTGAAGTAAAAGCTAT